GATCAGTGCGGCAATGAAAATGGCAGAGCTGGCGCTGAACAAAGACGGAACCGTAAAAGGCGATCAGGTAACCGGAATGATTAATCTGATGAAAACAAGACTGAAAGCAACTGCAGAGAATGCGGAAAAACAGGCGGCAAAAGCAATCCTTTTCGAAGAATTGGACAAGAACAGCGACCTGTACGGAGCGATGGCACTCGGCACAACGGGATTTTTGATCGCATCCGAAAGAACGCCGGACGGCAGAGATTGGGACTGGAAAACATTTGGGACGGGTCAGGGATTTCTAGCAGATTATCTCATTGCAGGGGTGCTGCTGTCGCAAAATTATAAAGATGGAGAACAAGGATTTAAGCTGGATCTGAACAGCGGAAAAATTTTTGCGTCACTGTTGGAAATCTTTGGAAAAGAAGCAGGGAAACCATGCTCGGTTGCTTTGGAGAATGGAAGAATTTTGGTAAAAGAATCCAGCGGAAAGCCAGTTATCCAGATATCACCACTCCAAAATGTGGATATTGTGACAGGAAAAAGCACATGGTCGGGAATGATCGGAAAAGGAAACACCTTCATCGAGGTGAATCCACAAGATGATTATATCAGGTTCAGGGCAGGGGCGATCTACGAGGGATATTCCGGATCTGCGGGATTGAGTGGGAAACTCGTGTACTCTGACGAAAGTTATCTGGTTATCCGAAACGGAAGAATCACGGGAGGAAGGATCAAGAAATCGGATGGAACGTGGGAGGCACTAATTAGCTCAAATGCTTATCTGAGCATGGAAAATGCTACAGACAATGCGCAGTACATCTATAATTTTATGATCCGAAATGGAGCGTCGCAGAACGCGGCGCTTGCCGTGCTGGGCAATATGTACGCGGAATCCACCTGCAATCCGGGGATCTGGCAGAATCTCGACAGCAGTAGAACAGACCTGGGATTTGGGCTGGTGCAGTGGACCCCCTCAACGAAATATACAAATTGGGCCGCAGCGAAAGGATACGAGAGCAAGAACATCAATGGACAGCTGCAGCGGATCCTCTACGAAAAAAACGTAGGGATCCAG